TTTACGACTACCACGAGTGCTGTGTTTAACGTCTCGTTATACCAAGATGTGCCTTGTGTACGCTTACGCCATGCGCCACCATCAGAGTCTTTCGTGTGTCATAGACGAATACGTCTACTGCACTCTCTGCTTTGGTTTGGGCAATGGCTGTTAAGTCTTGGTAAGCCACTGCACTAGCAGCTGACTGACTGTATGTGTATGCTTGGTCTTTGAAAGTCTCTGCTGTATCACGAGCAGTCTGTGCGCCTACTTTCTCAGCAGCCGCTAAAGATACCTGTGACGTAGCATCAGTGACCGCTGTTTCTGCGTTAGAAACTGCTGTGTCTAATGTAGCCTTTTTAGTATTAACAGCGTTTAACAAGTCTGTAGTTGACTGTGTTAAGTCTGCAATTTCGTTTTCAATACTCATTGTTGCTCCTTACGAGAAAGCGTGATGTTCAACTACAATAGCTTGCGTTGAGATTAGGTTGGATGCCATGCTTACTAGTGATTCTTGAACACCTGTGTAAACCTCGGTAGTATATACTGTGGCTGTATTGGCTGCCTCTGCTGCACTAGCTGCTGCTTCGTCTTCAGAGTTTAAAGCATTTTGAGCACTAAGTTCAGCAGCCTCTTTAGCGCTTACTGCGTCATTACGTGCTGATAGTGCTGTAGTAGCATACCCTTGTGCCTGACTACTCGCTGTAGAGGCTGTGGATGCTGATGTAGCCGCTGAAGCCTGACTAGCTGCTGCATTAGTTGCTGATGTCTCCGAAGCTGTCTCACTGCCTAAAGCACTTGATGCTGACGTACTAGCATTAGAAGCCGATGTGGCTGCACTAGTAGCACTCGCTGCTGCCGCTGTAGCATCTCCACTAACACTGTTAGCCGCATTGACAGCATTAGTCTCAGCATTGGCTGCATTAGTTTCTGAAGTAGCTGCTTGTCCTGCACTGGCATTTGCTGAGTACGTAAAGCCTTCAGCTGCGTCTCTAAAGTTCCGTGCGAGGTCTCTAGCCTGTGTGGCTTCATTAGCCATGGTAATAGCTGTTGATTCGCTGTTGGCTGCTTGTGTAGCACTGTTAGACGCACTTCCTGCACTAGCGGAAGCATTGGAAGCACTAGTAGTGGCACTAGAAGCTGCTGTAGAGGCTGTAGAGGCGTCTGTAGACGCACTGGTAGCTGAGTCATACGCTGATGTAGACGAACCGGCTGATGATGTCGCCCAAGTAGCCGCTAATATAGCTGCGGCCTCTGCTGATGTAACAGAAAAACCTGCTTGAGTTTTTGACGAATCTGCGCTAGCTGCGTATGTAGCCGCTTGACTAGCTGATGAGGATGCTTCGGATGCTTTAGTAGTTGCTGTAGTAGCGTACTGCTCTACACCTACTGCGCTAGAAGCTGCTTGGGTTGCTGAGGTAGCTGCATTGGTAGCACTTTGGGCTGCCTCTGCTGCTTTGGTAGTAGCCGTTTGAGCTGCGACATTAACCTCGTTTACCAAGGCGTCATTTGTTGCTCCTACTGAACCACCAACGCCACGATATATTGACATAGGACTACTCCGTTGTGTGTTAAAAAGAATTATTTATAAAGGGCTCTAAAGAAGAACCCTTGAAAATAACACTAGTTAAGCAGGAAGAGCAATTACTACGCCTGCTTCTGGACGGTATACTTCTAAACCGTAAATAGTATCAGCAGTATAAAGGGTTGCTAAGAACTCTTGCTTATACTGAGTTTGTGAACGTACAGCCATTTGCTCTGCAAAGACGAAAGCATCTTTGTGCATAAGGATACCGGCTTTAACACCTGATTCCATTACTGGAGCATTAGACGATACATATACGTCAATACCGTAAAGGGTACCAATCTGACCATTCTGTACAGAACGACCGTCTACGAAGTCAGATGAGTTATAACGGTCAATACCGCGAATCTCATTAACAGCAGAAGGTGGAATGACTAATACACGGCTGTCCATAGGGACATCGGCATCATCAAGTTTCTGAATAAGGTCACGGAAACCCTGGTCATTGAAAGCACCAATGTCCCCAGCACCGTCAGCGTCGTATGCTTCAGCTTTACCAGTAGTGGTATTGAACTGATAAGCATTGCTGTGTACCCAAGAAGAACCAGTACCGTTACCTAGTTTCTTACCTAAAGCAAACAAGTCATTGTCAACTTTTAAGCCTAAAGAATAACCTGCATCTTCAGTGTAGAAACGACGTAATGAATCGAATGCTTGAACGTCGGTAATATCTTCGATAAGACGTGAGTACTCGAAATGATTATTGATTGTGATAACCAATTCATCATTAGCAGTCTGTTGGATAGTTACTGTGTCTGCCGCTGTTTTAGCAGAAGCTGTACCACGAGTAGGCTTAGGGATGTGCATAGTGTCACCCTTTTTGCCAGTCATAGGCATCTTCTGTACTAAGTTAGCTAGGACAAGAGATTTCTTATACGCTGCGATTACCTCATCAGACCACAATTCAGGGATGAAAGTACCAGCGTTTGCTTTTGTTACAGTGTTACCTGTAGATGGAGTTAAGTTAGCCATTTTAAATTTCCTTTGGAATTAATATTAAAGTTATTTAACCCTGCCTTCAGAGTACGCTTGTCGTATTTCTGAGGCTAACGCTTGATAGCGTTGTGGGTTTTTAGTCATAAGTTCTACAATGTCTGCACGTCTGTAGACTTTCTTACGAGTAGGTTCATTAGAGCCGGTGACGTTGCCTGTTGAAGCATTCCGAACGGATTGACGTCGCGCTGTAACTTCTGTTTTCTGAACATCATTCACAATGGATTGACGTTCTTTCCACAGACTGAAAAGCTCGTTAGCACTCTCGTAGTCATAGGCGTCTGCGTTACGTAATAGTTGTGTACGTATCTTAGACTTCCCTACCCACTCTGTAAAGTTATTATCCGTCACAATTGACTGATAGTCCGGATGAGCCGCCTTTAGTTGTGCTACAGTAGTCTGTTGCGCTAATTGCGTCGCCATTTCCTTACTTTGTTTTACAGAAGGATGGTTCTCTAGCATTCTTGAAATAGCTTCCTTTGGGTTTTCAAAGAAATCTACATCATCGAATTCTGTCTCAGTTGATACAGGGGCCTGTTGTTGTTGTTGTGAAACAGTTTGTGTCTGGATAAAGTCATCAACGACCTTACGTAACTCACCTACTTCAGAAGATTGTTTACCTAAGAGTTTCTCGGCGTTCTGGTGCATCGCTATGATGTCCTTAACGTCTTTCCCTCTGTACTTATCAGGTAGTTCATCTTCAGGTGCTGACTCCTCTTCCTGAGGTGCTACGTAATCTTCGTAACCATTTTTCTGAGGTTGTTCCTGGGGAGTCTCATCAAAAGTTTCAAATGTTTCTTCGTTGTATTCTTCGTCTTGACGACTGTCTAAATCTGCCATAATTGCATTTCTCCGTACTTTAATAGTATTGTGGAAAGTTAAAATATCCAAGCCTCTCGCCCATCGAGGTTAATTGGACTCAGTGTTGCTTTCGTACCCTTGAGTAATAAAACTCTCGAAGTTTAAAAGCGATTGTAAGATGGAAAGTTCACCCTGTACTTTGTAAAGGTCTTTCTCATCCTTTAGATAACCTATTTGATAAGCCTCGTATCGTTCCTGTAATTCTTCTAGAAGTTGGGACCAACCGGGCGTACCAAATAAGTCAAAAAAGTTATTATAATAAAGTTCTTCTTCTTTGGTCATGTTATCCTCCTATGTGGCATGACTGTTTAATACCCCTCTATTATAACATATTTCTAAGGAAATGTCAAGAGATTTCTTGACTTTCCATAGGATTTATGGTAGGGAGTTCAACGGGTTTCTGCTTGCTTTCTATGTCGGCATCTTGACGTTGTTTCTTTAATGTCAACTCAGCAAGTTTCATTCGTTTTTCAAACTCCTTATCGTCCGCAGAACCTTGGTCTATGTTAGTTGACACAGCTTTGATACGTTGAGTCTCTGCGTTATATTGTTCAACCTGTGCTTCCACTTGGTACTTAGCGGCTCTTGCGTTAGCTTCTGCGGCTTGCGCTTGTAATGCAGCGGCTGTCGCTTGTTCCTTGGCCATCTCAAGTTGAATACGTTGTTGTTCAATCTGTTGTTGCATCTGTTGCATCTGTTGTTGCTCAGGCGTCGGCTGTTGTGCTTGACGTATACGCTGAATCATTTCCTCACGGTTAGAGAGGTTCATGTTCTCAACAATACTTTCAATCAACATAGGATACGCCGGACTGTCCGCAGGCATCGTCTGTAACAATTGTACTAACTGCGTCACCTCATATTCCCGGGCAATAATACCTAGGCTTGACGTAGGGACAAACTTAAAGTCCTGTGCAGGATATAACTCAGGGTTGTACTGCATGTAACGCCAAGCTGTCTTCTGTACCATTGGTATCAGGAACATCTCTTGGAAGTTAATAAGTGTACGTTTATGACGCTTAATAATAGCACCTAGTGACATACTAATACCGGCTGCCGTTGCCTCCCCATTGACACCACCGGCGACTCCTGTTGAGTCTACAGCACCTGTGGCCTGTTGAACCATCTGCTCTAACTGACCTGCCTGGGCAAATGTTACCTGGCCTACCTGTCCAAAGTTAAATGGCTGTAGTATCTCAGCAGGGTTACCATTGGTTAAGAAAATCTTACCTGGTCTAACTTCCGGTTTCATGCCTCTAGGCAAGCGTCCTGCGTCAATGGCCATCATAGGATGAATAGTCAATGCTAATGCGTCAATACGTGCTCTTAACTCAGTGTCAAGTGCTTTCTGTGAATTATAACCTTTTTCACAAACACCACGGCCCCAGAAGCGATTAGGTACGACGTCCCAAGGGAATGCTACAATAGGACGGTCCTGCATCATATAAGGGTTTTCCTCGACTTTCATGAGGATACCATTAGCAATAATAACAATTGCCTCTACGTATTCGCTTTCTTCTTCCTTGTCGGACTCGCTTAGGTCTACTACTTCCTCATCTTCATTAGCCATTGCTTCATTAAACATGTCACGAGGAACAAGACCATAGTACTTAGTTAGACGTACTTTATCTTCAGGATGCTGTAGTAATTCCTTGTCCACTTCTAAACTAAGGTCAGTCTCAGCAATACCGATGTCTTCATCACGGTAAATACCTTTTTCCTGTAGCATTGTTACTTGGTGCGTAGGAACGTACTGGTCCACGGCAACACCTAAGGCATCGTCAACTGACGTAGCTACGGGGTCAATAAGGAAGTTCTGTGGAAGTACAGGGTTAAGTTTGACAACTAAGCGATCTTTGGTTGTGACACCAACTGCACGCATAGCTCCTTCCATGATTTCCTGGGTAGCCGGTGCCATCTCTTTAACTTCTTCAATGACTAACTCTCCAATCCCTGTGCCGTAGATAGCACTATTAAGGATACACTCAGCGACAGTCTTACGTGTCTTAGTGTAGTGGAAGTCTTCCTGGAGTTGCTGACGTATCTGTTGGATGTCCGTAGGGTTCTGGTCGGCAACGTCGTCACGTATGTCGAACCATTTGCCACGACCAAAGGTTGCTTCCTCTACTTCCGCCACAGAGCTTTCTACGGCCTGCTGTAGGGCAGGGGCAATTAGCTTAGAACGCTCGCTGTCCCGTAGGGAATCACTGCCTTGCCAAATACCACGCCATAAGCGAAAGTACTCTTCATGTTTGTCTTCGTAGTTTGATTCGTAATGTTCACGCCATT